AAATGGACTGGAACACCATATCCAGTATCTGCAGTAGCTCCTCTGGTAGGAAAGCAGAAAGAGATAAATAAGTCTCACCAGATAATGGTTCATAATGCATCCTTGGGTTCTTCTTTAAGATGGCTGTATGAAGAAGGATCTATTGACCCAGAGCAATGGGAGAAATATTCATCATCACCAGGAGCATTGCTGTCAGTCAGACCAGGATCGGAAAAACCAACCCCTATCATGCCAGCTCCCCTGTCAAATGCATTCTTTGGTATTGTGCAGGAGGGTAAGCAGGATATGGAATATTTAGCTGGTATATACTCTTCTATGCAGGGTGATACCCAGCAGCAGCATGAAACATTCAGGGGAATGCTTGCATTGGATGAATATGGGACAAGAAGAATTAAACAATGGATGAAACACTCCATAGAACCAGCTCTAAGGCAGATGGGCAAGGTTATTATGCAGATATCACAGTCTGTCTATTCAGCTAATAAGAGATTCAGGATTATACAGCCCTCTGCTCTTCAGGAAGAGCGTGAACAAGAGATTAATGTTCCTATCTACAATGATATGGGCAGGGCAATAGGCAAATCAATGGATTACTCTTCTGCTAAATTTGATGTAAGAATAGTAGCAGGTTCAACATTGCCAGTCAATAGATGGGCATATCTTGCTGAGTTGAAGGAACTTCTGCAGTTTGGTGTTATAGATGATATTGCAGTTCTTGCTGAGACTGATGTAAGGAATAAAGAACAGATAGCTAAACGTAAGAGTCTATATGCTCAACTTCAGGGACAATTAGGTCAATTGCAGGAAGCAGTCAAAGATAAAGACGGCACTATCGAGACACTTGAGAGACAATTGGTACAAGCTGGTATCAAAGGCAAGGTTATGCAGGCTGAGATGGAAATCACCAAAAAGAAGGAAGAAGTGAAAGGCGATATGAAGGATTCTTACCGTTCTACTGACGCTAAACAGAAGGTTTTACAGAACGTAATGACCAATCAGGTGGACTCAACTAAGAAGGATTTAGCTAGAGAAATACAATTTGCAAAAAAGGATTTGCAAAGTAAGAATGAAAATAAGTAACATTAAAACAATTATAGGGAAATAATATGGAAGAAACTGCAGGCAACCCAGAAACTCTAGTTGTTGAAGAACAACAAATTGAAGATAAGGTTTTTGGCACCTCGGATAATTTTTTCGAAACCCTTGAACAAGATGTCAATGGTTCTATAACCGATGACAACACTGAGGCAACCCAACAGGCAGATGGCACCGAGCAGGTAACTCATCTAGAAAATGTTGGCTCCGATAACGTGGGTTGGGATGATGACGGCAATCCCTACAAAAAACGCTACCAAGACAGTAGCCGTGAAGCCGTAAAGCTGAGAGACCAGTATAAAGAGGTTGAACCTTTTGTACCAGTTCTTGAAGCGATGAAAAACGATAGCGGATTAGTTGAACATGTTCGTGAATATCTGGTAAATGGAGGTAATACTCCAAAAAGTATTCAGGAAGAGCTGAAATTAGATGAGGATTTTATATTTGATTCTCAGGATGCAATGTCAGATCCAGATTCTGATTCAGCTAAAGTCTTGAATGCTCAGGTAGACAAAGTCGTTCAGAAGAGAGTAGGACAAATAGTTACTGCTGAAAAACAGAATGCTCAGAAGGCACAAATTGAAGCTCAAAGAAGAGCACAAGAAAATGATTTCAAGGAAAAGAGAGGAATGACTGATGAACAGTTCAATTCTTTTAAAGAAAGAGCTAAAGGTCATATTCTTACCCTTGATGATATTGATTACCTTCTGAATCGTGATCAAGCTAATGCTAATGTTGTCCAATCTACGAAGAATGACATGTTGAACCAGATGAAGAATGTCAGGAATATACCAACGTCCGCTAGTGGAGCTAACAGCCAAGCCGAAGAGAAAACCCCAGATAATGCTATATTTGACGGGATTTTAGGCTTGGATGGTGAGTTAGATAACCTGTTCGGGTAGATTTTTATTATATAAAACTATTTTAGTTTAGGATCTATCTGAACTTCAAATAAGGAGTTCGAAATGCCGCAAGATTTTATTTCGGCAATTACACCGAATACGGATCTTACTGTAGCGGATTTTGATGGACGAGGTCCAGGCACTAGTACTAATCTTAGTACTGGCGATATTAGACGAAAGTATAATTTCGGTAATAGAGTGTCTGAACTTGCTATTCCTCAAGATCCCTTCTTTAGGTTCGTGAGTAAGGTGGCGAAAAAGGCGACAGATGATCCTCAGTTTAAGTTTACTGAGAAGCGTCCGTCCTTTCATAAACGATATGCATATGTTATGGGTTATGTGCAGAACGATGGTAATGATGAATTTGCTGATGATACCATTGAAGCATATAATGATGGTGGAACTGGTAGTTCAGTAGCTGTTGGAGATACATTGAAACTCTATATGGCTGGTGATTACAAGTCTGCTGGTAATGTACAAAATGTATATGGAAACACATCTAACAAGATTGATGTTGGAGCAAGCGGGACTACACCTAAGTTCTTCCTTCCAGGTCAGATAGTTAAAATCCCTACAATGACAGACAGTGCTTCGGCAACGACTTCATGGGGTGCAAGTTATATGCTGGCAAGGATTACTGAAGTTGATGCAGACTCTTTTTCAAGTTCAGCTAAGGATAGTAAATATCCTACAGTTGTCACTTGTAAAGTGGTTAAAGCAACAAATTCAAGCTATCTGGGTTTTGCTGGCTATTACAACAATAACTTTGGTCCAGGTGGAGCAGCAGGTGATGAAGTTGTTGCTGACCAATCTATTGCAACTCTTCTTGAATCAGCAAGAACCTACGTAGTAGGTAGTGCACATGAAGAAGGTTCTGGTTTTCCACAAACATGGATCGACCAGCCTTACCAAAGCAATCATGGTCTTACTCAGATTTGGAAAACTTCAATGGCAATGACCAATACGGCTCGTGCCACAGTATTGAAGTTTGAACCAAATGAGTGGGCACGTGTTTGGAAAGAAAAGTTGATTGAGCATAAGTGGGATATTGAAACATCATTGTTATTTGGATCTCAGTATTCAGATGGCGATAGTATTCAGTACACACAAGGTGCTGTAGATTACATCACACAGTATGGAAATTCATTTTCTCTTGCTGTTGCAACTAAAACTCAAGATGACTTTCTTGATGATCTTTCTAACTACATTGATCCAAGGTATAACAATAGCACAGCAACTATGTTCTTCTGCAATACTGCAGTATATAACTGGTTGCATAAGCTAAGTGGATACTTTGCTAACAATATCGGTTCAATTCAAGCTTTTACTGGTGGATCACCTGATACAACCGCAAGTGACAGTAGTAAAGGTTATGGAAGAGCTGATATGAGCCTTGCAGGAAGAAGGAAAGTCTTTGGTGTTGATATTACAACAATTTCAACTGTATACGGGGATATGAATGTTGCTCGCAATATTCACCTTGATGGTACAAATGTGAAAATGTTAGGTGTCAACATGAAGAACTGTGCTTACAGACCTTTAGTTGGTAATGGCGTTAATCGTGATACTTCAGTCTATGTAGGAGTTCAAACTTTAGAGAACTCTGGTGTCGATCGTAGAGTAGATCAAATCTTAACTGAAGCAGGCATGGAATGGTCAATGGCTGAATCCCATGCTATCTGGACATAAGGAGTAGATTATGGCAAATCCATTATATGGATCAAATTCATTTGATAAGAGAGTTGGCGAGAGATTGTTCACTGAGGCTGGTACAGGTCGTGAACATGAAAATTCAACTGATGCTCTAGACATATTCTCTTACTACATTCCAGCTAACAAGCTTGAAGTAGGTGATATTGTCAGAATTAAGGTGTTTGGTACAGTTGTTGATAACAACAGTACAAATACTTTAACGCCTATTCTTAAGTTTGGCGGGACGGCTATTGCCACTGGCGCAGCTCTTGATGTTGACGATGATGATATTGTCTATGCTTGGGCTGATGTTCATGTAACGGCAGTTGGAAGTTCTGGTACAATGACAGCTATTGCTGAAATTAGAACTGATGCTTTAGGTGCAGTTCATGTTATTGGACAGACTGCATTAACATCTATGGATACTACAGGTACTTTACAAGTAGTTCTTAATGTTGATTGGAGTGCTGCTCATGCTGATAACGAATTCAGAATTGACGCTGGAAGTGTTGAGCTAGTTTAATCCGAAGTTTGGGAAGTAATATCCCAATATAAGGATTTAGAGGGGGGCTTTATGGTCCCCCTCTATAAACAATATGGCAACTACTAACATATCTGCGGAGATAGTATCTATTACTGGAGTCACCGCACATGGTGCTTCAGATGATTTTATTGTTTCTGCTCAAAAATTTGTAGCTTCAAACATACCGAAGGAACTTCTCTGGTTTGCTTCTACGCAATCTTCAGCTATTCAGAATTCAAGCGGGTTTGATGTTTACTCTTCTGATAGCGTACTTGCTGTTGAAAGAGAAGGATACCCTGCTACTGAAGTTCCATTCAGTATGAGCAAGTGGATTGATGATAGTGCAAGTTTTTATAAAGCTACTAATCTATATCCTAAATGGTATCATGCTCAGGGAAAGGTATTTATAAAGCCAGATCCTGCTTCAGGTGGTAGTAATGACGGATATGTTTATTATGTAGAGCATACTCAACTAGATGATGACTGTGATCTGAGGAATGCAGTTGTTTTTCATGCAGCTTCCCAGGAATTTGCAAAGTTAGCTACAGGTAGTGTTCCAAGCTGGACATCTCCGACAGTTCCAGTTGCTCCTTCATTAGGTGCAGCTCCAACTATTTCTGATTTGTCGATTTCTGCTACATCACCTGTTGTACCGTCAATAAGTACAGTATCTTACACAGATGCTACAAATTCAGATGCAAGTGCAAGCACTGTTCAGGCAATAACTGTAAGTAGTGTTAATAAAGCTGATATAAGTGGTGATGTCCCAGGATATTCAAAACCATCATTAACCACAAGAGTATCATTTGATACTTTTTTTGAATCTAGTACTACCAATCCATTTGGTGATAGTGATCCAGGAGCATTAAGTGTTTTGTCTATACCTTCTGCTACTCCTTCTTTAACTACAGTTGCATTTACAAGTTTGGATTCAGATTTGGATGCTACTGCACCAACATTTACAGCTGCTACTGTTACTGCTGGTAATATATATGGTGGTAATACAGCTCCAACGTATACAAAGCCATCTGTAACATCTCAAGCAAATTTTAATGATTTTTTTGAAAGTGGAACTTTGAATCCTTTTGATGATAGCGATCCAGGTGCATTGTCATTAACATCTGTTTCTCCTTCAGTGCCATCATTATCATCTGTTACTTTTACTAGTGTAGATACTTCTTTAGATATAGTTAGACCTTTAATTTCAACTGCGACTGTATCTGAGTCTAGTGTATATACTGGATCAGCACCTTCTTATAGTAAACCGACAATATCATTAGGATCAGCTCCAATAATATCGAATCTTAGTATATCTGCAATAAGTCCTGTGATTCCAGAGTCTCCTGGTTTTACAGCTCCAGATATTTCAAGTATTTTTGATCCAGCTTCAGATCCACCTTCTTATACGGAACCAGTTATTTCTCTTGATTCTGCTCCTACGATTTCAGATTTGTCTATAAGTGCTGTGCCTCCACCAGTCCCGTCAATATCTGCACAAGTTATTGCAGATCCTTCAGATTTTGCTCCAGCATACACAAAACCTGCATTTTCATTAAAAATTGCTCCAACAATATCAGATTTAAGTATATCTATAGAAAATCCAGTAGTGCCAGCATTATCATCAGTAACTTTTACTAGTATAGATTCTGCATTAGATGCTAATGCTCCTGTTTTTATGACTGCAACAATTTCTGCATCCAGTACTTATACTGGAAGTGCTCCAAATTATTCAAAACCAGTTATTGAATTAGGTTCAGCTCCTACAATTTCAAATTTAAATATTACTTCTGTTGCTCCTATAGCACCATCATCTCCAAGTTTTACAAACCCATTTCTAGTAGGTACAACAATTGCATCTACAACGCTTTCTAATATTGGAGTTCCACCTACTTATACATCGCCTACTACAACAATAAGTGATGAAGCTTGGGCTACTGAATATCCTAGTAGAGTTTCTGCTATAGGTACAGCATTAGGTGCAATAACAACAGCAGTAGATCAAGCAGCTACAGCAGCTGGTAAGTTTTTAACTGATGCTACTGATTCAGTATTTGGAGATGAGGCTACATTTTTAACTGCAGATTCTCAATTAACAAGAGTAAAAGATGCATTAGATAATGCAGAAAAGATTATTGATGATGGAGCTAATTCTCCTACAGGAAATGCTGCAGGAGATGCAGCGTCTTATTTATATACAGAAGAAGATACAGAATTAGTACAGGGAGCTTTAGGTATTGCACAGTCGGAAATACAAAGAGCACAAGCACATATTCAAGAATGGGTTTCTATTGGAGATATGAGAGTAAAAGAAGTTGATGTAGCCTTAAAAGAAGCTCAGGGATATGCAAATGAAGTTCAATCTTTATTATCTGCTACTCCTATAAAGGTTCAAGAATATCAAGTAAGAGTTCAAGATGCTTTGAATATTTTTAATGATGGCAATGCAGAATATCAAGCAAAACTTCAGGAAGGAATTCAACAAGCTCAGATAGATGCTCAGAAAGCACAACAACAAGCACAATTAGATACAACAGATGGACAACAAGAAGCATCTTTAAAACTTCAAAAAGAAAATCAGGAATATGCAGCATCTTTACAAAGATTTAGTGCTGAAGTACAGGAATATCAGGCTAATGTGGCTAAAGAAGTACAAGAATATCAACAGAATCTTGAGGGAGATTTAAGAGTATGGCAGGCAGAGCGACAGACTGATTTACAGAAGTATGCAAGTGACATTCAAAACGAGTTAAATGAATTTAATAAAGAGAACGTAGCATATCAGTCAGCCATACAAGAGTCAATACAAGAACTTCAGGTTACTAATGGAGTTAATCTTGCAAAAGCACAGGCTGACCTTCAAGTTGCAACAACCAATAAAGACAGGGATCAACAAAGACAATTGCAAAATGGCACCAATGATATGCAGGCTATTATTCAGGATAATAATAGGAAGGTTGCGCTTTATCAGGCAGAAGCTGGTGCATACCAGGGGATAGTTAATAAGGAAGTTCAGGAATATCAGCAAAATTTGGCTGGTGACATACAAGTATGGCAGGCAGAAAGGCAAACCGATCTGCAAAAATATGCGAGTGATATTCAAAATGAATTGAATGAGTTCAACAAAGAGAATGTTAAATATCAAGCTATATTGCAGGAATATGTGCAAGAAGCACAATTATTAAACGAACATGAAGCACGTAAAGTTCAAAAGTATCAATCTGAAGTTCAAACATATCAAGCAATAATTAACAAAGAGGTTCAGGAATATCAACAGAATCTTGCTGGTGATATACAAGTTTGGCAAGCAGAGAGAACAACAGACCTACAGAAATATGGAAGTGATATACAGAATGAATTGAACACTTTTAATAAAGAAAATATTGAATATCAAGCTCAGTTACAGCAAGCTATACAAGAAGTGGGATTAGTATTACAGAAAGAAAATCAAGAATACACTGCTAAACTTCAAAAGTACCAGGCTGAAGTGCAAAATTATCAAGCTAATGTTTCTAAGGAAGTTCAAGAATACCAGCAGAATTTAGCTGGGGATATTGAGGTGTGGCAGGCTGAAAGAACGACAGACTTGCAAAAATATGGTAGCGATATTCAGAATGAGTTGAATGAATTTAATAAAGAGAATGTTGCTTATCAATCTGCTATTCAGGAATCTTTACAGGAAATTCAGATTGCCAATCAGGTTAATCTTGCTCAGGCTCAATCTGATCTGCAAGCTGCTACTGCTGATGAAGATAGAGATTTACAAAGACAGTTGCAGAATGGTGTAAATGATATGCAAGCTATCATTAATGATAATCAGAGAAAAGTTGCACTCTATCAAGCAGAAGCTGATATATATCAAGCTAATATTGGTAAAGAGATTCAAGTGTATACTCAAAAAATATCTAGATACCAACTGGAAATGAATACAGCTTATCAAGCATGGCAAAAAACTGAATCAGATAATATAGCGATTTACCAAGCTGATATTCAGAATGAATTAAATGAATTCAATAAAGAGAATATTGTATTTCAGGCAAATATTCAGGAAGCAATGCAAGAATTACAAGCTGCTAATCAAATAGCTATTGCTCAGGGTCAAGCCAGTTTACAAGTTGCTATTGGGAATGAAGATAGAAGTCAGCAGAGAGCTTTACAGAATGGTATCAATGATATGCAAGCAATCGTTCAAAATAATGATGATTTGATAGCCAAATATTCATCTGAATTACAAAAGTATCAAGCTGAAGTAACTTCTGAAGTACAAGAATATACTCAAAAACTTTCTCGTTATCAGTTAGAGGTAAGTACAGCAATTCAGGCTTGGCAGAAAACTGAAGCTGATAGTTTTCAGCAATATCAATTAGATATACAGAATGAGTTAAATGAGTTTAATAAGGAAAATGCTAGATACCAGGCAAATGTACAGGCAGAATTAGCAAAGCATAATAGTGATTTACAAAAAGTTTTAACACAAGCTCAAGTAGATAGAGCAGATGCAGAACAGGAATCAGCTCAAGCTACTGATGTGGATAAGTTTAATAAAGCTCAGGATCAAGCATTGAATTTGGCAAATGCTGCTAAACAAATAGAAGATCTAATAGCTGACAATAGTAGTAAGATTCAAAAATATTCTGCTGAACTTCAACAATATCAATTAAAAGTGACTGCTGAAGTACAACAATATCAACAAAACCTTGAAGGCGACCTACGTGTTTGGGAAGTTGAAAGGACAACAGATTTACAAGAATATGGTACTAACCTGCAAAAACATCAGGCAGAAGTGGCTGATAAAACACAGGAAGCAACTTTAAAAACACAGAATATACAGCATTATGAAAAGCAGGCTGATAGGTATTACCAATGGGCACAAGCTGAAATAACTCAGTATATTCAGAACAACTCAAAAATGATAAATAAAACAATTGCTGCTCAGGCTCAATCTCAGCAGCAACAATACAGGAGAAACTAAAAATGGCAGCAAATAAAGCAACAGTAAGTGTTTCGGCATCAGTTTTGCCCGATGATATGAAGGCATCTGTTGGTGGAACAATAGTATACGATTTAAACGACATGGCAGGTGATGTTTCTAAATGGATATACTATGTAAACGATATAGATACTACAAATGAAGTCTTAATACCAGCAGATGTTGGTTATTTAGGAACATCTGGTTCAGCTGGTCACACTACACCTTTAAGAACGGCAGCTGCGGATTTGTTAGAATTTATTGTAATTAAGCATTCTGGTTTTCGATCAGATGGTACAACTGTATCAACAGACAATCTATTCATCAATTTTACTCATGGCGTAGATGCTGATAATGCTACAGGCAATTTAGTTCTAGAGCCAGGAGATGTATGGTGGGGAAGATTTGCAGGTACGGCAGATACAGCTGACTTAGAAGGAGAAGCAGCAGCCAATGATATTAAAGTTCAAATATATGCCGTATTGGATGATGTTGCATAAATGACAGTACAGGAAATCATGGAAAGGGTCGGTGTTACCGACACTAATAGGGCTATAGCCTATATCAAGGATGCTCTCGAAGAAATGAATATCATTACTGAAACTCATGTTGCTACAGAGAGGTTTGATATTACAAAGGATCAGAGGTTCTATGATTTCCCAAATGATATGATAAAGGTATTGGATATTAGATGTAAGAATCAGTTAAATGCTGATGATGAGTATAGAGGAATACCGAGAATGATAGGTGAGCCAGTCAGGAAGGATGCTGATGGCAACTAGCAAAGAATATGCATATTATATAAAAGGAAATAAGCTTGCTATAGTTCAGAAAGATTGGACATTCTCTGGCGGTCAGACTATTACACAACCAGGATTGAATGATGTTGGTCAGACAGGAGCTTTATTATGGAAGAGTCCTAAAGATAGTGTAGCTGATGGATTAGAGATTCAGTATGCATACAGTCCAAGTTATTTTATAAACGAGACTGATAAGGTAGATACTCAAATAGATACATATGTATCAACTGGAGGATTACTTAAACTTATAGACAATGGAGACAATGATTATACTGCATCTCCTGAAAGTTTAGGTGATGGATCATATATAGTATTAAGGAAAGCTGGTAAATGGAATGGATTACATAAAGTTAAAGCAGCTG